AGTTTCATCATTTTTACCATAGGTAAATTCCTCTATATAGAAAACATTATTGATGTTAGTTTCTGTAATTAAAACTCTTACTTGACCAGCTTTTCTAAATTTATCTATCAAAGCTATTGCATCATAAGGTTTAGGGATATTTTCATACTGACAAAAAGTATATCTTCTCTTAGGAAAATAGCTACTTAAAGAAATAGTTTTAAGCTTGGATTTTCCTAATAGATTAACTTCTCCTACGCTCTCAACATTTATAGTTTCATTCATGTTACCAATACCAACCTCAAAACTTTGTGGAGGTACAGGTAACTGTAATCTTTCATTATCTTGTATTAACCAAAATTCCATATACTCTCCTCTTTTTAAGCTTTATTAAAGCTTGTTTTTTGAAGTTGTTTAACAAGTTTATCAGCTATTCTATCTATATCGGCTTCTTCTCTAACAACTATTTGATCCGCAAGCTTTGTAAAAACTACGCTTCCACCTGTTGAATAGCTAGTGCTTGAATTATAAGGATTTTGACTTGCTGGAATAACTGCCTCGCCTTTATGAAGATGTGCTATATATCCATCAAAAGGAACACGGTTAATTCCTTTTGCAAGAACACCATCTACATTTCTTCTTCCAGCCATTAACCCATTACCTTTGGGAATACTTACATCTATCTTTGTTCCTCCACTACTTGAACTACTAGATGTGCTACTATCACTGCTAGATGAACCACCACCTATCCACTCAAGTAATTTTCCAAATTTACCAGCAACCCAACCTAGTCCCTCACTAAGTGCTTGGAATACAGGCTGAACAACTTCCCATACACTAGTCACAATGTTTTGAATATAAGGGAAAGCTATTTTAAAACCTTCATAAATCAGTCTTACTCCATTAATTAAGATAGACAAAAGAGGTTCAATTAGTGGTTGTACCGCTGTAAATACATTGGCTATTACATTCCATCCCGTTTCAAGTATTTGTTGTAAAGATGGCATTTGTTGTCCTATCCAGCCAAATTTATCTCCTATAAAATTCATTGCACCGCCTATAAACCCTTGTATCTGCGGCATCTTTCCTTGAATAAATGTTGCAAATTCTCCTATTTTTCCAAAAACAAAAGTTATACCAGCGCCTATTTTATTAGAGAAATTCGCAAAGCCTGGACTGTCTAATATTTTTACAATTCCAGAAAGTACAGGTTTCATTTTTTCAAGCATACTTAAACCTATATCTTGTCCTTTATTTTTTACTTTTTCTTTAATAGTAGAAAATAGTCCTGCTCCACTTTGACCCATTTTCGCTGCTCCTCCACCAAATTGAGGTTTAAGTTTTTGATCCATAACTCCTTTAAGCCCTAAATTCTTAGCATCATCTTCTGATACATTCATATTAAAACTTTTTAGTTTCGAAGTACCCCCATCACGTAATTCTTCTAATGCTTCCATAGCTTCAGCAGCAGTTTTTCCTGGATTTAATGCCGCCATATCCTGTGCCATTTTAACTAAATTCATTGCCTCACCAGTGTCTCCACCAGCAATTCCCAATGCCTTGGTACCTGCCTGTACAACATCCTTACTTTCAAATCCATTAGAAGCTCCATTGTCTCTTAACTCTTTCATGTAGCTATTTGTCATACTGGATACTTCTGAATCACTTTTACCTTTGTTGCTCGCACCAATAACTTGTTTCATTGATATCTGCTGTTGCTCTAATTCAGCTCCGCTTTTAACCATAGCAATGCCTACTTTTCCAACAATATTATCTTTAAGCTGCATTACTGGACTGAAAACTTTTTTCCCTAGTTCACTAAGAGAATTCTTAATAGATTTAACTTTTTCAGTAACAAGCTCCTTAACTGCTATAGCCGCAACAAAAGGTTTTTTTACTACAGATGCCAATGCCTTTACTCCTGATAATGCAGATGCCGTTTTCGCTACAGCACTTACTACCATACTTCTAGGTTTTTTAATTATTGATTTGATTTTGTCACTTGCAAAATCTTTTAATGCTAATGTCATGTAGCTTACTTTGTTAAACTTTAAAGCACTTCTTGCATCAACTACCTTATTTGAGACTTTATTCGATATATTGCTGACCTTATTTTTTACACCTAGAGTAAGATCTGCTTTTTTGTTTTTTGCTGATGTTATAAAGCTTGATACACCAGTTGCAGCTTTACTTGTGCTTACTTTTAATGCCATATTTTTTACTGGTAAAGAAACTTTAGATAATCCATTTTCTATTTTATCTTTATAATCTTTTACGTATGAACTAAGTACTGCCTCATTTGTTGCTCTAGCCACAGTATTAGCAGACTTCTTGTTATTTTGAGCCTTAGTTTTTATCTCTCTTTTATCCTCTTTCTCCTTCTGTATTTCGCTTTTTTTATTTTTTATGTCATTAAGAAGTTCTAAGTTACTAATTTTAAGTGTTAATTTCTCACTTAATGCCTGTTTTAACTCTTTTTTCTTCTCATCAATCTCTTCTCTAGTTTTACTTTTAGGTTTAGGAGCCTCTTCTTCTTTCTTGTTTATGTGTACATTTACTTCAACACTTGTAGATTGTATATTATTAACCTGGTTTTTAACCTCATTTATAGAGCTCATAAAACTAGAAGTATCTAATTTAATAGAAATACTCCCACTAAACGCACTTTCTAAATCTTTTTTTGTTTCTTTAATACTTTTCTTAAAATCATCTTGCTGCTTTTGAAGCTTTGTCCACACTGAAGCTGTCATGTCTTTTAAGGTAACTATTGCTCCTATTTCATAACTAATCCCTGCCAAATTACCACCTCCTTAAAGGATAAATTGTGCTCTTGCTTTTATTTCTTCAACTTTTTCATCAAAAGCTAGGCTCATGCTGCTTTCATAAAAAATTTTCTCAGAAAGAGATAAATTTAAAAGGTAATCTAGAGTGTAACCTTTCTGCACATAATAATGTAGAAAGTATAAATCTAAATCACCTTTTATTAGTTTTTTATCTCTTCAACACTATCTCCATATCCAGCAAACTTAGTTATTTCTTTGGAAATAGAGCTTATTTCTCCAACCTCAAATATTGCATCTACTATTTCATATCCATTTACTCCATAAGCTTCTTGAAGTTCTTTATCCTTTAGATTTGGCTCTAGTACACATTCATAAACTAGATATAAATCCCCATCTTCATCCTTCATATCCATAGCTTCTAAAATAAGCTGTCTATCTGGTTTTCCTATTACAATATTTCCATCTAGTGATTTAACTCTTAATTCCTTAGTTTCTTCTTTCCTCTTCTTTAATCTTTCAGCATTTGCTATTAGATCCTTTATATTTAATTTTTTACTTGCCATAGAATTGTTTTTTGTACTCATTTTAAATCCTCCAATAATATAATATTTGTAGATGCCCCTTTAGAGACATCTACATTAAATTTTTATATAACTTGTATAGTATCCATGAAGCTTGCATCACTTGGAGTAAATCCAAACTTATACTCTTCTTCACCTTTTTTAGATTTTTCAAAAGTTAAAAGAGTAAGTTCACTAAACCATACGTTGCCTATTGAAACTCTCTCACTTTGTTTTCCTACAGTATCAGGATCTTGAATCTTTCCTACTAAAGTACTTCTAGGATCTTCTCCTTTTTTCCATGCCTCTAAAAGCTTTTTCTTTCCTCTAGTATAGACTTTTTTAACCTTCATAGTTCCTTCACCTTTAAGACCTACAAGTTTACTATCTTCATCCATTCCTATACTAACTTCTTCTCTTTTTGCAGTAACCTTAGCCTCAAAACTATCTAGTTCTAGGATTAATTCTCCATCCCACCATACTTGTCCCCAACTACCGTTAATTTGATTTCCACCTCTGATTTTTGCCATTTCAATTCCTCCTCTTACATATTAATATCAAAGTATAAGTCTTCCATAGCATCAACGAATTTGACACTAGATGTTACAAACACTTTGCTTCCAGTATTGTATTCTTTAATTTGTTGATCATTTAGATTAGTTACATCAACTTGCTTTTCAATCAAGTATTTCTTTTGTGCTGAAACATTTATATCAGCCTTGTTTTCTGAATTAGAATCTAAAATATTATCTCCTTCTAATTCCTTAAAATATGCATTTATTGCAGCTAAAAATA